TTCCAGTCTGCCTCGTGGTCCACCTTGCCACAGCGCCTGCAAAAAGCATTGTCGGGATCACCGTGTGGGTCGGTCCACGCAATATCATGTCCGCGATTAGGCATCTCTGGCTCCCAGTTATTCCAGCTTGAGTTCGGCGAGGGCGTGAAGGGCGTGCGGCAACTCCCGTTCAAAGGCGAGCGCATCCGCCTCGGCTTCGATAACCTTGTCGCGCGAGAACTCGCCCGCGTGAACTTCACGCTCACGCTGTAGTGCGAAACAATGATTGATCGCCGCCTTCACCACGGCGTCTTGCGCTTCGATGAGTTTGAGCGCCTTAGCACACCATGAGCCGGACTCGGCGGCAGCGCACATAGCGCGAAGCACTTTGACATACTCTTTCCATTGGTCATTCATCACGGGCTCCCGTCTTGAGATATCGCAGTAGTTCCTCGCGCGTCAGGGCAGATTCATTCGGCCCCGCTCGATTGCTTGCAATCAGATCGTCAACCGTGGTGCCGTCGCGCGCGCTACAACCCGTAGCGTCAACTCGTGCAAGTCGCCGCGCCAATTCTGCGTCCGCCGATACCCCGTATTCTTCGCGGTGGTATTCCTCCATTTCCTCGCGCGTCATCCCAAACGTGGTGGGCGCGTCAACAATCGTGCTCCACTCGAAATATTGGTCATCCAGCTTGCACAGATACCTGGGCATCACTTTTCTCCCTTGGTTCCCAGCGCCTCGGCGGCGAGGGTGTTGAGGTGGGCGACAATCTGGTCGCTCATGCCCGCCAAGTGGTGCGTGCGCAGTTCTTTCAGCCCCTCAATCGCCGCCTTGAGCATGGCGATCACGGTTGGGTTGGAGTTCTTGAGGTGGGCGATGCCGCTGAGATTATCCGGCGACCACGCTTCGATAAGACTCGGCTCCGACGCCGTGCCCGCGTTGATGAAGTGCGCGGTAAGGCCCATCGCGCCCGTAAGCGCCTCCGCGCGCCACTTCCCCCCGGTCATGGTGCGCTCAAGTTCTTCGAGCTTTGCGATGAATTGTTCGAGTTCGGTCATGGCGCGTCAGCTCCCCCTCATTGCAACGAGTCTGTCCAGGCCAAGCGCAATCTCCGTGACCTCCAGGCCGGGGAAGTCTGTCCGCAGTGAACACCCCGCGACTTCGAGGTCGCCCATGTGCCAGTCAACGGTGCGGCGCGAATAGTGCGGAAGCTCCGCAGCGTCACGCGCCTCGCCGCCATAGCGCGCAACGAGGGCCTGCACGGCTTCGCCCAGAAAGTCGGCCTTTGTGCCCGGGAGACAAAACAACTGAAATTCCATCTGCCAGAACTCGCGAAGCCGCAGCTTCGTGGCGCGCATCGTCTCGGCGTTCTTCTCGTTGCGGAAACTCTTACCGGCCTGCCAATAGCACAGCGGCAGAATCTTGTGCCACTGGTTCTGCTGCGGCCAGTCGTGGCGGAACGCCTCGAACGTGCCGACCGTGGTCTCGGGGCGCAGGAACATCGTCTCGGACACCGGCATCAGGTCGAACCCCGTCTCGACATGACTCTTGAGCATCTCGGCTGGCGTCAGGATTGGAGTCTCTACACGCTCCAAGCGAACGCGGGGATTCAGCGCCCTCCATGCGACTCCAAGCAGGGCCGGAATCTCTCGAATAAGCGCCTCGCGGGCCTCAATCTCAGCCTCGGTCCAGCGAACGGTGGCATTGGTGAATAGTGGATGCATTGGCGTTAGGCCCCCAACTTTTGCACGGTCCAGTCTGAGGTGGCATAGGCGGCCCAGATCTCACGGCTGGTGGCGGTAGGTGGACCAACGTTCCATCGGAGCATGACGGCCTCCGCGTCCACGAACCTGACCTCCATTGTCATGCCGATCTTGCCAATCACGTCCCCGGGCTTGGGGTCCGTGAAGACGTTGACCCACTCAATAGGAATGTAGATGTTCATCGTTCGTCCTCGCTGGAAAGAGCATACCCCATCCAAAGGGACCGTCAAGAAGATTTCCGATATTTCTTCAAAGATTCCAGTCGGGCTTTCTTGGCGGCCTCAATTTCGGCAATACGCTCTTCGGACAGATTCTTGATACGACCGTACTTCACGGCTTGGGACATGGCCTCTTCAAAGGACGTTCCGCGAGGGCGGCAGCGTTTACACGGGCAGTAGTTAGGCATTGTGTGTTGGCTTTCCTACGTATTCGTGGGCGTAACAGACCCTAAAATCCAGCTTCCAAGACTTTCCGCTCTTTGCGGATTGCCCGTCGTGCGATTTCGATTAGCTCAATGCAGTCACCGCAATGGACTTTGCCCAGCCATTGCTCTAGGGCGCTTTCAGGAACGCGAGCGACCGCCGCTGTAAGCAGGGCGTCCATTGTCGCGTTCACTTTGAGTGTGGCGTCTTTGCTCATTTCTTCGGCTCCCAAGGAATCAGTTTCCCGTTAGCGTCGTACACGGGTTCAGCATTCTTGTAGATTCGCGCCATAATCAGCGGCTCTGCCTTGACCGGAACATCGGTAACGTACCGCTGCATAGAGTGTACCATAACTTCGCCTAGTCGGCAAGCGGCTTCTGAAGCGCGCTCGATGGGGGCTTCTCCGATGATTTCATCATGCACAAACGCCGACAAGTAGCACCCGTACAAGGGGGAAGTCTTGCACACGCGCATCTCGCGGGCTACGTTCCACAAAGCTTCTTTGGCCCCATCGGCAGCGAGACCTTGAAAGAGCGTGTTGGCACCGTCGCAAAAGCCGCATCCGCCGCGCAGTCGCTTCGACACCATCTGGCAGACTTGCCAAGGGCCTTCGGCAGTATTCTCCGCAACGTAATTGAAGTAGCGCCGCATCTCCGGGTAGGCCAGCAGCCAAGCGTTCTTGAGCGCTTGCGATTGCTCCAGAGTAATCGTAAGCCCGTAGCTGGCGCGAGCATAGGCAACGAACTTGGATGGACCCATTCCGCCGGGGTAGCCGAAGTTAGCAGCCTTGGACAATTGGCGCGCACCCTTTACTTCTGGAGAACTCTTGTTGCGGTACAAGTCCGCGTAGGGCCGATTGAGCAGCGCGGATGCCGTAACCAAGTGCAGGTCTTTGCCGGACTTGATAGCATCGGCCATCGCCGACTCGCCAAACAAATTCAACAGCACTTGCGACAGCGCACACAGTTCGATTTGCGAGTAGTCCGCTTCAATGAAGACATAGCCCTTGCGAGGAATGAAACACTCGCGAACACCCCCGCTCCTTGGCAATTGCTGGATGTTGGGGTTGGAGCAAGATGTCCTGCCGGTAGCTTTCAAGATGTCGTATCGTGGATGGATGCGCCCTGACACTCCAAGCCGAAGCACAGGCAAGAACGAAGTCAGCAATTTCTTTGTTTGGGCCATCTCGACCAACGCTTGGATAGCCGGGTCATCAATCAGCGACAGGGTATCCACATCCGTGCGAACACATCCGGCAGGGTGGGCGTCCGTAGGAGCAGTACGCGGCGCGGCGCTACCCAAGAAACGCTCAACATCCCGCCGCAACAGAGTGGTATATTGGGAGTCAGGGTCAGGTGCAGCATCGGCACCGAATAGCGTCTTGGTCTGACTGGCGCGGGAGACAAAATACTTGGACGCCGTTTTCTGCCAACTCTCGACGTCATTCTTCCATTTCTGGCCCAATTGGTTGACCATCTCGCCATCAGTCGTAAGTCCGTCCTCTGACATGAGTTGCAACGCCAGCGCCGCACGGACTTGCTCATGCTCATTGACAAAGAATCCATTAGGCCCAACCGGAGCGCCTTGCTCTTCAGCTTGCGCCTGACGCACACGGAAAGGAACCATGACGTCCGCCGTGCAGTATTCGATTGCCGCTTTGGGCCATTGTTCCAGCGGAATGTTCTCGACTTCGTGAAACCGAAGCTGCCACGACTCCACGCCCTTCTGCATGGATTCGTGAAGGTACTTCTGCGCCAGTGCCGACAGTCCGAACTTCGTATCGTCGGAATCCAAAGTACCCTTGGCGCAACGAAGAAGCTTCTCGCGCACAAAGGTATCGCTGACACGGTTATCTTGATACAACTGCCAGATTGGCAGTTTGAGCGGTTCAATGTTCTCGCTCAAGCACGCAAAGTCATACGAAATGTAATGCCCTACAAAAACAACGTCCTTCTGATGCAAAAGTCTCAAGAGGGTATCATAATTGGAACGCCCGACTTGGAGCAACTCAACCGCCCCTTCCGGCGTGCGCAACGCGATGACCACGGGTTTCTTGGTGTGGATGTTTGACTCGATGTCAAGGACGCAGATTCTCATGCCGCCCAAGATACCATGCCGGTCAATCGTGTCAAGAAAATTCGGTCAAAAGACAATTGGGGTCTTTGAAATACTAGCCGCCGCCCCAATTACTATCTATCTAGTAGATTACAAGTCTAACTCGAATCTGGACGGTAGCGGCGTCGATGTGCAGTTCGCCGTCCGGCAAACTAGCCAGAATAGCGAACACAGCCGCTTATCTGCTGGAGAATTGGCGCGTGACTGGTCGAACCTGGCGTCGAATCCGTCCGTATAGCGGGCCGGATGGCATACAAGTAGCAGGGTCTCGTGTGTGGTCGGGTGTACCACTACGTCGGCTACATCTGCCTGCCGACATCCCTGAGGTTCGCGGCCCGAAGGCCCCCGGCGCTTCGCCTACCACTTTTGACGGCGCGCACTTGTACGCGGAGGCCGTTATCAGTGGTGTGTCCGGTCTTTAGGACCGGGTTGCGGCACGTCTTCACGTTTACATCTGAAAAGACCAGTCACTTCTCCAACAGCCGTGCATAAATTATAGCACGCCCCAAACCCCTTGTCAAATTGACCCTTTCCCCCTTGGGTCAATTTGTGAGCGGAAACGAATCATGGTACAATGGTGCCATGTTGAGTCCAGCGCAATGTGTTGAAATCGCACGCAAGTCCGTGTCTGCCGGAGACTGGGCGGACATTGTAGTGGCTGCTGTGAAGGAAGCCAAGGCCGGGGACAAGGCAGCCAGAGATTTTCTTTGCCGGTTCTGCTTGCCGGAAAAGATTGACGAAAACGTCGGGGAAGAATTGGCGCGAGTGCTGATTTTCCGCGAGGCTACCCAAGAAGATTTTGACCGCGCCAAGAAGGCAGACGCCAGTGCTAAAGCCGGTTGAACAGGTTCTCTTGCCGACGCAGATGAGTGTGTGGCGGGACAAGTCTCCCGTCGTTTGCTATATTGGGGGTATCGGTACGGGGAAATCGCACCTGCTCTCGATGTACGCGGCACGCGAGTCTCTGCAATACAAGAACAACCTTGGCATTATCGCGGCGGCTACGGCTCCCCAATTGAAGCTGTCCACCATTCCCACTTGCCGCAAAGTTTGGGACTCTGTCGGCCTTTGGTACTCCTACAAAGAATACAAGGCCACCGTAGAGTTTGCAAACGGCTCTTGGCTCAAGTTTCAATCACTGGACATTCCTGCCGGTGAACTGAAGGGTTCGGAACTGGGTTGGCTTGCCATTGACGAAGTGGATACTTGCGGCGAAGAGCATGTGGAACGTCTTTGGGGCCGCGTGCGGCGTACCGGAGCCAGCCGTACCCAGCGGTACTTCGGAAACTCTCCGCCGCCCATGCACTGGGTCGAGAAGTGGTTTGCTCCGACAGAGATTGGGCGCAGGCCGATGGGCAAGCTGTATCAGGCCGCAACCTACGAAAACAAGTTCTTGCCCGATGACTACATTGCAGGGCTTGAACTGAAACACCCGCCCGGAACCCCAGGCCATGACCGCTTTCTGATGGGCAAGCTTGGCGTTGCTTTGGAAGGGGCCATCTACTTTGAGTTTGACCCCAAGACACACTTGATTCGTCGGGACCAAGTGCCGGAAGACGCCTGCTTGTTTGCTTACGGTCTTGACCTTGGACACCATCACCCGACCGTGTTTCTTGTCGGGGCGCTTTCTACGGACGATACCCTGTATATCGTTGCGGAACACTGCTCTTCGACAATGCTCTTGCGTGACCACGCGGAGCGCATCAAAGCTCTTTATCGCGGCGGCCCCATATTCAGTGACCACGACGCGCAGGACCGTTTTGAATTGCAAGCTCTTGGCATCACGACGATTCCGGCGAACAAGGATGTTGCCGAAGGAATCCAGAACGTCAAGACTCGGTTGCGTAGTGGAAAGCTGAAGATTGTCGGGGAAGCTTGCCCCAGGCTCGTTTCAGAGTTTCCTTTCTACCGTTGGGGCAAGGACGAAGCTCCGGTGAAGATAAACGACGATGCTTTGGACAGTCTCCGGTACTTGATAAACGGTTTGGATGCTACCAGTGCAACGGATGATTTGGTCATCGCTGCGCTTAAGGAGAACGTATGAACATCAATCCTTTTTCGTGGTTTCGCTCCAAGCCTGCTACGGACAAAACTTCATCGTTGCGCGAGGCTCCAGACCTTCCTCCGCGCAGGGGCAGTCTGTATCTGTCCGGTGCTTACAGCTTCCCGTCTTTTCCTGACCCCATCGTTACGCTGGATGCTCGCGCCTACGAAAACATCCGGCGCACTGACGTTGTTGCCCAGCCCGTGAACAAGCTTGCGCGCAAAGTGGGCATGTTCCATCTTGTGGCTGTCGGTAAAGGCAAGCGCAGGGATGCTATCCAGAACATCTGCAATCATGTTCGCGGACTGGGGGACATTCTGGAGTTCATGACTTGGGCCATTGTGGAAGGCGTGCGCTTCTCTTGGGTCAAGGGTTACTGGACGGGCACGTTTTACGCCCCGGACCTTCGCGGCTGCGGGCGCTTGAAGAAGAATGCCGGAGGGGCCTATTCGTGGAATGGCTTTGACTACAGCGAGTCCGGCGAGGGCGACGTGGTCAAAGTCGAAGAGTCCTACATGTCCTATGGCGAGTCCGAACAAGCCAAGCGTCAAGCCAAGACTCTTGACCGCTCTCGCGTGATTGTGTTTCGTCCGGGCGCAGGCCACAATCCCGAAGGTGACTTGGACATCGGATACCAGTTGTTTCTGGTTGCCGAAGCGGCACGGGAACTGGACCATGCCCAGCGAACTTACACTGACCGTCACGCTCTGCCCAAGCAAGTCATTCGCAAGATGATGGACAAGCTGCGTCCTGACGAAGTGGACAATGTGCTGGCTACGGCTGCTGACCGTATGCGGGTAGCCAATGCTCGCCAAGTCATGGCAATGAGTTCCGGTGACTTGCTGGAGTATCTGGAGCCCAAGGGCACCACGTTTGACTTCCTGCTTCAGTACCGTCGCCAGTTGGAAGAGCGTGCCAGCAAGATTGTTACGGACGAATTTATCACGACGATGGGCAGTCAGTCCCCGTCCCAGTCTTCCAAGTCGGGCGAAGACTTGTTCAACGTGGCGGCGTTTACCGTGGCACGCAAGCTTTCGGAGCCCATCTCTGACACCCTGCTGGCACTGATGGAACGTTGGAACCCCCACTACTTGCCTGCCTACGAAGCGGGCGAGCCGCCGATTTATCTGGAGCTTCGCCCCATTTCTGCCCGTACCAAGCTGTCTGTGGGTGAGATGGTTCAAGTCATGGACCGGGAGTACCCGCTGCCTACGGATTGGATTTGTGAGAACTTGGGTTGTGAGCGTGACCCTTCGCTGCCGGATTTCTTTGTTGGAAAGAAGCCTTCGGGGTTCGACTCTTTCGGCAAGAATCCGTCGCAAGTACCGCCTACTACGGAGCAGGGTGGTCAAGGCCGCGTAGACAGGCACGGGGAAGAGTCTGGCGCTCAACCTCCACGGAATCCGGCAGAGGACGCAAGAAACCTGCCAAAGCCGTAAACTCCGCTTGCCAAGCGGGTTACAAGCCGTTTGAAGGGGTCAATTTGCACGCTGTTTGCAGTTCTGGTACAATTATAGCACGCAAAAGTTCGATGTCAAGCCCGGAGTCATTGTGGGATACAAATCCGAACAGATTGCCGAGGGGTTGCTTGTAAAGGACGTTGAACTGATGTCCTACATGCTTCCCCCGGAAAAGGGTCTTACCGAACCCGTAGATGAGGGTTGGTTCGATGCTGCGGTCAAGCTGTTCAATGAGCGCAAAGCCAACGGAAAGCTGGCACGGGTAAAACTTGGTCATAAGGCAGAAGCTCCGGTAATTGGACGTGTTGTGCGGCTTGAGTTCCGCAAACCGTGGTTGCGTGGCGACCTCTTGCTTACCGAACCTTCTGCCATCGAAGCCTACAAGCGCGGAGAGTTTCCTTCGCTTTCTTCGGAGTTTGTGGCGCTGAAGTCCTATCCGCTGTTTTGGGGCGTGGCGCTGATTGGCGGCGATGCTGGGCACTTTGACGAAGAGCGCCCTGATTTCGTCCCGGAGGAATTGTCCGAAAAGCTGAAGTCGTTGAGCGCATCGCTCCGGCGCTGCGCGGTTACTCCCGTTCAGGAAGATACCGCAGAGCAGTCCGGCGTGGAACAGACCAGGAAGCGGCTTGAAGAGGCTCTCCTGCGCATTGCCAATCTGGAGGAGGCTTTGCAGCAGCAGGCTGCCAAAGAGATGTCCGAAGAGGCGGGTGAGTACGAAGAACCCGCTGACAAACAAGCTAAGGAGAAATCAATGGTTGAAGAGTCCAAGCAGGAATCGTCCGCTTCAGGCGAGAAGATTGAGAACGAGAAGAAGGAACTGGCGGCTGAGGTGCTGGCGGAAGGCGAGCATCGGCTGGTAAAGCTGGGTTCCGAATTTCAGGTTTTGACCAAGAAGGGTGAAGTCAAGATTTCGTTCCCGCTTGACAAGGAAAGCACGGCTCGCGAATACTTCACGATTCTTGAGAACCGTACTGCGCAGCAGAAGCTTCTGGACACGGTCAAGTCGCTGAAGGACAGCGGTTGCCCGGTTCAGGTAAGCGAGATTCTGACTCGCCTGACTGCGGCAAAGAATGAGGCGGAGTTTGAGACTGCCGTGACTGCTCTGAAGAGCATCCCTCGCTGGCAGGACTTGGCGAAGGCTGACGGTGTTAAGGTGGACGCCAACGGCAAGGCTTTGACGGCCAATGAGCAGGTCAAGGTGTTTCTGTCGAAGTGTGATTCCGAGGGCTTGCCTCGCAACAAGGCGGTTCTCAAGCTGGCAAAGGAAAATCCGGAACTTTTCAAGGCTTGGACGGGGCACGCGCCGCGCTAGTCCGGCTGGGCAACGCAAGCACTTTTCATAAAGGGAGAGAAACATGGGACAGAAGGTTGACAGCCTGTACCGTACTTACACGGCGAGCGTGGCAATTGCTGCTCACTTGCTGGTGAAGACCGCCGGTAGCACGGCTAATTCCGTGGCTATCGCTACGGCTGGTTCTGACGTTATCGGCTGCTCGACCGAAAACGCGATTGCAAGCGGTGCCAAGGGTGCTATCCGCTTGTTCAACGGCGGGGGTACGGTCAAGCTGACGGCGGCTGGCGCGATTGCCGTCAACGCGCTGGTGTACGTTGCCGGGTCGGCGGGCAAGATTGATGACGCTGTGAACGGTCGCCCCCTCGGCATTGCGATGGAAGCGGCTACCGCTGACGGTGACATCATCGAAGTCATGCCCTTCGTCTCGCGCAGCACCGACGTCAAGGGTGTGGCGGCTGACTACGCCATCGCTCGCGGCCAGCACACCACGGTTGCGGCTTCGGACACTGTGGTTACCGGCTTGGCTACTGTGGTTTCGGTTGTGGCCTCGATGGAAAGTGACCCGGTCGATGACCCGTTCATGTGCTCTGCGGCCAAAGGTGACCAGGCTGGCGCTCCTGCGGCGGGCAGCGTCTACATCAAGACGTGGAAGACCGACGGTACTGACCCGACGCCTGCGGCTGCCACGACTTTCAGCAAACTTGTCAATTGGATTGCCGTTGGCACGCTCTAGCGGCTGGGCAAACCGAACTCGAAAAGGAGATTGAAACATGGCCGTTGCTGCCAACACGACTGTTCAAGCCCAGCTTCGTCCCGAACTGGGTGCGTCACTGATGGAGTGGGACAATGAGGCCGCAGAACGCGGCATGGTGGGGTCGCTGCTCCTGCGTCCCAAAGCCGTGCCCGTCCAGAGTGGCGTCATCGGCGTGGTGTCTCTCGAAGAGATGATGAAGGACAGCGTGGTGACTGACCGTGCCAGCAACGGCGGGTATGGCCGCTCTGACACGAAGTTCACCAACTTCTCCTTCTCGACCCAGGAGTTCGGTCATGAAGAAGTCATCTCTGACCGCGATGCCCGACTCTACGCGATGTATCTGGATGCGGAGATTGCGGCTGCCAGCCGTATCCGTGGCATCCTGATGCGTCGGCTGGAGAAGGAGATTCTGGACGCGCTGGGTAACACCGGCACCTTTGCCAACACTGGCGCGGGTGCCGTGTGGACGGCGGCTGGTACGGACGTGCTGACGGACGTTCGGACGCAGTCCCTTGCGGTGCGCGATGCTTGCGGTATGGAACCCGACACGCTGCTGATTGGCATGAAGGTGTTCCGTGCCCTGCTCCAGAACACGGCTATCATCGACCGCATGAAGTATTGGGGCGGGGATGACCCCAAGGTCGGCTCGATGAAGGCGAACGCCGGTCTGCTGGCTCGCGCTTTGGGCATTGACCGCGTGGTGGTTGCGGGCATGATGCGCAATTCCGCCAAGGAAGGTCAGAGCCGCTCTCTGGCGAGCATTTGGGACGAAACCAAGGCTGGCTTCTACGTCACGGCGAAGACCGATGACATCAAGGAGCCCTGCGTTGGTCGTAACTTCGTCTGGACGCTGGATGGGGCCAACCCTGACGGCTCTGTGGTGTTCGAGTCCTACCGTGAAGAGCGTGAGCGCGGCACGGTGATTCGCGGTCGCCACGAATCCGGCATCAAGATTTTCTACGCAAGCTGCGGTCGGATTCTCACGTCGGTCAGCTAGCAGCAAAAGCTGACTGCCGTAAACAGCGGGGGTGGGGAAGGGCGGTGTTGGCGAAAGCCGCATCGCCTTTCTTCCTTTTGGAGACAGCATGGCCTACAAGACTGAAAACGAAACGCTGACAATGGTTCAGGCGTTCGGTGCGCTTGAACTGGACGCGCGTACCTGGCTCGCGGGCACCTTCACTACGGACATGAAGGCGTGCGCTGACCAGATTACGGTTGGGGATGAAACCCCTGAACAGTTTGTGCAGAAGGATGCTTTGCGCCGCGTGTGGGCGGCTGCCAACGGGCTCTACGAAGCCATTGACGCGGCTTGCCGCACGTTGCATCCTACGCTGGGTCGTTTGGCTTCAAGCCAGAACCTTGCGGACGAAGTGACGAACCTGGCTGCGTTCAACGATTACCTGATTGCCAATTCGCGCAAGGTGAAGTCTCGCGGCCTGACCAAGAACGCTTGGGCTGCGGGCGGCAGTAACACCGGCACCGGCACAGTGCTTGCGCTCAATACGGACCCGCTTGGCGACGAAGCGGACATCTCCCACGTCGGTACGCTTCAGTTGCTCTGCCGTCAGGATTCGCAGACTCCGGGCATTACTGCCGGTAACGAAGAGTTTGAAGTGTACGGAACCAAGGCTGGCGACTTCTCTTGGGAAGAAGGTGGTCCGGGCTCCAACGGGGAAAGCTACGGTTACAGCTACGGTCGTGGTACTAACGAGTACGGAGCGGGTTACGACAGCATCTTTACCGGCTCGCGGATTCGTGCCGTCTCTGCCGGAAACACGGCGGCCAATCTTCTGACGAACGGGGATTTCGAGAGCAGCCTTTCAGGCACCGACGTTGACAAGATTGAAGGATGCACCATTACCGGCACCGCCAGCCATTTCTCGCTGGTTACGTCGGCGGCTACCGGACTCATTCGCGGCACAAACTCGCTGAAGAATGAGACAGGCGGCGATGTGCTGACGTACATGATTGACAGCGGCTTGAAGCCTCGCGTTCCGTATGCTTACACCTTGCTGCTCAAGACGATGAACGGCGGCAGCGGTACGGTTACGGGCTCGATGACCTTGGTCCTGAAAGATGACAGCACTACTTTCCAGACTTTGACCATCGACCTTTCAACGCTGACTCCGGGCACACTGTACCGTCAGACCAAGACGTTCATTGCACCGCAGAATGTAACTTCTAATCTGCGGCTTGAAGTGACCTATCCCACCTATGGCGGAACGGGCTCTTCAAAGATTGTGGTCATCGACGAACTGGTTCTTACGGAACTGCGGCAGATTGACGGCGGGCGTGCAATCTCTCTGGTGGCGGGCGCTACGGACTTCCGGTACAACGACGTCTTTACCGCAAGCACCACGGATGCAGCTACCGGCAAGATGCAGGGATTCTTCAACCGTGTGTTTGGGCGTTACTTCAAGCACGACGCTACCCCTGCGTTGTGGCTCGATTGGTAGCATGTAGTGGTCTAGTCTTACAGGGAATGGGGGCGGCTGGATTTGCGCCCCTGTTCTCTTTGTGCTATAATAGACGGACACTTTTCGGAGACTGTCCTGTGGATACCCCCCCTGTTGAGCAGAAAGCCGTGAAGGCGCTGGATGCTATGGTTGCGCTTGGCCCTCATGTCGAGCGGCAACTTGCAAGCGAACTGATGCCGAACATCGTTGAACTGAATGACATGCGTGCCATGCTTGGTGCACTGGAAGTGCTTCCCCGTGCGCTGCTTACGCTGCGTCGGCTGGTGGAGAAGTACGCTCCTTCGGAAGCGGACCAAGGCCCCGTGGACCCTGTGAAGAAAATTCTGGACCCCGTGATAAAGTCGGAGTGAAGTTCGTCTTGCTCCGCGTGATGGAGAATTGAATGTCTCTTGAGACGGCTGCCGAAACACGGTTGCGTTTGATGGTGCCTTCGGCCACTCTGATTGACTGGACCAACCAGCGCGATTCGGACGTGGCTGAAAACACGTCGATTACGACTGCCGCGGTCGAGATGGCCTGTGCGGAAGTGAAGCGACACTTGGGCAGCACTGTTGATGAGACTGACACGTTTGCGCTGGACGTCTCTGTCCGGTTGACCATCTTGCGGTTGTCCAATTGGTGGAACGGGGCGTTCACTGAAGGCTACGCGGCCCCGATGCGGGAACTGATTGCGTCACTGGAGAAGGAAGCCGAAGCACGCCGTCAAGGCAAGAACGCGCAGCACAAGACGCCGGACACTTTGCAGACCCAGCGCCTTGACCAGCAGTATGACCATCAGTGGTCTGACGGAGCGCGGTCAGTGAGCTTGCCTTCCGACGATGACACCTGATTGGAGCGGTCGTGGGCGTGTACGTTACCGGACGCGGGCAATTGCTTCAGACGGGCACCAGAGTCGAGGACCGTCGCGCCGGTATGTTTCAAGCCGGAACAATGCGCGGTTCGGCCAAGCAGATTCAGCAGGCGCTTGGCGCAATTGAGCGCGTGGTATCCGACGCGGCAAAGGAAATGGAGCAGCGTCAAGTACGGGCGTTTGACAGCGGCGGTCACGGTTTCCGTGGCGGCAAGCAATGGAATGAACTGGAGCCGTCCACGCTGGAGCATAAGCGGAAGCACGGATGGCCTCCGGACATTCTTGTGCGGGATGGAACCCTTGCGTTGTCCCTCTCATCTACAGTGACGCTGCACAAGAGTTCGAGGGGCTTCCGGTACGCTATCCGCACAATCGCCAGTGCGCCGTGGGGCAGGTTCCACGCGACGGGCTTTGTTCATTATCGTTCCGGAAATTTTGTTGCGCCGCGTCCGCCTGTCGAGATTACAACGGATGACTTGAAGCATGTAGTGGGCAGGATTCGTAACGCTCTTTCAGCCGTGGGGCTCTAATGGCTTACCAGACCGGACTTCTGTCAATCCGTGGCAAGCTGTATAACATGGCAGGTGCCAGCGCGTACACCGGCGCAGGCTCCGGTACGGCAATCGGGCGCGTAGTGGAAATCCTTGATGTCGAGATGCAGCGGGACATTGAAGTGATGTCGCGTTACGACGTCGGCAGTACCCCATTCTATGCCCGCATCGTGGGAGAAACTGCACGCATCACGATTCAGCTTGCGGACTACGACGCGAACTGGATTGCCCTGATTTCGCAGCGCCGTCCGGTAACCGGACAGCCGTTGAACTACCACTTCGGGCTTGGCGCGAATTACAAGCTGGGGATGCTTCTCTCCGGTTCCGAACTGCTTCCGCTGATGATAAAGGACGATACGACCCCTGCTGATTATCCGGCGCTTTACTTGCCCAGCGCCATTGTAGAGAGCGTCGGTATCGTCAAGATGAGCATGGGTGCGCGCATGGTGGATATGGCGAGAGTTTCCATCCTGGCGTTGTACCACACGACTTACGGTTCGGTCGGGGCTTTTGGCAACCTCGCTGACTTTCCGGCAATCATCTGACATGGCTACCACGACAGTCAAAGCTTTTCTGGCCGCCAAGCAAACGCAGGTTGCTGCGTTGATGAATGGCGGAAGCAAGCTGTTCAATTCCGTGTGGGTTGGGCCAACGCTGGACATCGAGAAGACCTTGACTGTAAACCGTTGTCCGATGGCGCTGCTGTCAGACTTCGGCGGCTCGCTTCAACGGCCCAACGGCAAGATATGGGACCGGCGATTCAGCGTAACCGCAATCGTCTCCCGTCCAAGAGACTTTGTTGGGCAGAAAGCGGCTTTTGACCTGCTGGAGATTGGTGACGTGCTTGTTCCGGCTTTGACAAACGACCGGACGGACAGTGCGGTGTTCTGCTACGCGGAGTCTGAAGAATTGATGTTGCCGACTGAAACAGGAACCCAGTTCTTTGCCAAGTCGTGGCACTTTCAGTATTGCATCGAGATAGCATAACGTGTCTGAGATCAACGTCAACATCAATGCAGATGGTGCTGAAGAAGCGGCTCGCCGTGCAGAGAAGGCCACGGAAGACGCTTTGGCCGCTGCTGCTGCGGCGGCTGCTGAACGCAGGCGTCTGTTGAACGAGCGCGGCGCAAGCTACATGCGTGGCGGCGATGTTTACTTGGACAAGCTGCGCTTCTACCAGTCCAGCCTGCGCACGGCAGGGGAAACAACGTTCCGCAATTTCTGGTCAGGGCATACTCAAGCCGCGAATAGCGGTGCGCGCTATCATTCGCCTGGGGCTGCTGCGCGTGTTGCGGCTGGGGGCGGTCGAGCGGGACGCACTCAAACGACTTCAGGCGGCGCTCCGCCCCAGCAAAGCGGCGGCTTCTTCAACAACTTGTTTACTCCATTCAGGCTGTTTGGAAACAGCGGCTACTCGAATAATCCTTTGTCCGGATGGCAGCAGGCTGGCATCGGAACGAACCACTGGAACGCTTCCGGCGGAACCGGCATTGGCGGAAACTTCGGCAAGGCTGCGCTGAAGGACTCCGTCTCCAGCGCAAAAGCTCGGTCAGTTTGGAACCTTAGCACTTCACTGGGCAGCGGGACGATGCCGGTAGTTTTCCGAACGGCTTTGAGCATGTTCTTGCTCCAGAAGTTTGCGCAGATTGGCAATTCCGCATACGAAACCGGAATGGCTAACACCAATGCCGCGATGTCGGATAACAACACCGCCATTCAATTCAGCGAGAACATTACCGGAGCCATGTGGCAAAAGGTTGTAGACACGGGAAAATCGGTCATGGGCGGCGTGACCGGCGTAGCAAAAGCGGCGACGCTTGGCCTTGCAGGCATGAGTTATGCGCTCAATTACGCATTGGGCGGCTTTGGTGCCGAAGGTGCGGAAACTGCAAACCGCCGTGCCGGACAGATTCTCAAGAACCTTGCCCAATACGAAGGTTACGTCAACAACTTGATGGGCAGAGAGTCTGCGTTTATCCAGCGCATGGGGGAGATGGCAAAGCAGGACCGTGCGCTGGTGGCGGCTGCGGAACAGGCCAAAGTGGAAGTAGCCAAGTATGCGCAGGAGTTTGCTTCGCGCAACGCCGACGAACTTGCGGCACTGGGCTTTGGCACCGGCACCACCATCAGGTCCATCGTGATGAGTTCAGATGCATACAAGAAGGTTGCCGAAAATGCTGCGGCCCGTGCTGCTGGCGGCGGAGACATTCACATCGAGCCTTCTGACGGTGACGATTAGGAACGAACATGGGAAAGCCGAACATCTACGTTGATGGAACCGCGCTTGATAATGCTGACTGGCGGCGTTTCATCGGCGCTCCTGCTCACTCTATTGACCCTTCCGGTGAAACGGAAGTGCTGGTGGTAGAGTTTGTCGTGCAGGCTACTTCGTCGGATACTCTGGTAACAAGGATTCAAGCGACGGAGACCGCCTTCGTCAAGAACGGCGCTCGCGTCCAGTTCAAGCCGGACGATGCCAGTTCGTCTGTGCTGTATGACTGGATGCCCGGTGACAGCAAGCACCCCAGCGTGGTTACCAGTCTGGAGTGGGTGGCGGAATCGACGCCTACGCTCTACAGCGTTATCATGCGCTTCTATTGCACGGCGGCTCGTTATCCGCAGAGCGGAAGCGGCGGAAGCGGCGGCGCTACCCCCACGATGCCGTTGTCCGGACAGACCACGGAAATACGGATTGTGGAAGAGTATGCCGAAGACGGCACCGTGAGCATCTCCGCATCCGGGCACTTTGGCCCAAGCATCGCCAATACAGGCTCTCCGTTTACCTTGACGGACGTGGAGAACGACGGCACCGGATTTGCCAAGTTCAAGATGACCGGGACATTGCCTGCGTATACTGCTGGTATGCGGCTGGTGGTTACCGGGACAGCGGGCTACAACGCAACCCATATCATCAATTCCATCTCCGGACAGTACGCTTTCTCTGGAACCGGCTTTGGTGCCGGAGAGTCCGGGCTTTCCGCGTCCGGGCAATTCCAGTCCACCACTTCGGGCGAGACAAATTACCAGACCAATCGTGACACCATTCTGGCGGATTATCTTGGGGTGGATACGAACGGTCAGCCTGACGTTACCACGGGTCGGGTACTGTTGCTGGAACATCTGGTCAAGAACGACCCCAGCGGAAACGACGTAGACTTCATTTTGACAGCGGGGCCGCAAAAGGTTATCATCAGCGCAATGGTTTCCGGCGGTGAGAACGTAACCAGAGGCTTTGACCTTCAAGTGGCCGTGTCGGAACCCCCGGAGTGGTTTCCGGAAGCCGGTCCCAAGCCCAAGATGGTCAGCGCTACCGGAACGTTCACTGTTCACAAGGACTTCGCCGGAAGCCCGTCGCTGTACCAGTGGTATGTGCTGTCCAAGTCGGAACTGGCGGCTCGCGTAGCCAACGAAGCAAACGTAAACACGGGGGGAATGAAGCTCGTTTCGACACTGGTAACCATCAACCATGCCGCCAACCAGGTTCGGTTTACCCACTTGTATCACTCGAACTGGAGTGGTGTTCTGACTTTCAGCCGTGAGTACGCCACATCGACGCGACTTGATTATACGGCATGGTCTGACGCGGACGGTTACGATGTCCTTCAGCGTCCCAACAGGGCGGTGCCGAAGACCGTTGTGATTACCACGACTCGCGTCGGCGAAGGCAAAGCGGACCTTACGCCCCCGTTGCCGACAGAGTCCGGGTACACCTACATCGAAGTAACACGCGACACGCAAGACCGTGGTCCTTACATTACGGAGTTCAGCACCAACACGTTCTACCAGTACGATGTCCGGGGATACGCAAGATTCCGGCTGAAGGGCGTCGGCGGTTCGGCAGCTATCCAGCAGGTAAATCCAACGGTGTAAGGAGCATACATGCCCCTTGAAGGTACGCAAGTCCACATTATTCCTGACAAGGGTCCGGTCATTGCCGTAGAGTTCATTGCCCCCTTCAGCATCGACATGTCCCGTGGGCCGGAGCCGCAGGACTTGAAGCTTCTTACTTCGCGGCCTGCGGAGTTTCAAGCCATTGGCGACGGTCCCTGCACGTTTCGTATCCGGTCTGCCAGCGGCGACTTGGGCAGCAGCGTTGATGAAGTTTACTGGAAGGGCTGGTACATGGCGTCCCTACAGCCCAACGCTTCGCAGCAGGGACTCTACACGGCGACGTTCTACGATTTCCGTCACATCGCCATGCGCAAGCGTTTGACGCTCGCGTATAACGTCCAGTGGCCCGATGAGTTCTTTCGTGCGGAGAGCATGACTTCGGCGCAGTCGCGCTGGAAGTGCCTTGATGCTGCATGGGATGCGCTGGAGAAATTCGGTTTCGATGTTGACCGCGACACGTCAACGCTTACCAATTGGCAAAAGAACGAGATTCTTCCTTCCAACCTTGGCAACAGCCCCAACGGCGGGTTTGCCGGAGTTACTCACGCCGAAATCGTGCCGGTGTTGCTTGAGCAGATTCGGTGCGATTACACGATGACCCCTGAAGGCAAGGTTCGGGTAGTGTCTCGCGGCACTGTGGACGAAAGCCCCAAGCTGGCGGCGTATCGGTTGATTGGCGGCGTTGTGGCGGAGCGCGATATTCGCTGGCAGCTGCCGCGCAGGGTAAATGTTCTGTTCGGAAGGCGCATGGAAGGCGGCTGGGATTATGTGTGCGATTCTTCGGGCCGCACAGCACCGCCGGGGCGTCCTGATGCGACGTTCAACTGGAACATTGAAAACGTAATGCCCAAGTTTGACCCGACTGGGCGCGCCGGAGATGACTTCACGGAAATGTCGCAGGAAGTGGCCCGCGTGCTTGGTATCGGCGGAACGGACGAAGCTCTGGCTGAATATATCCGCGGGCGATGGTTCAAGCCCACTTTGTTCCCGTACAAGAAGCGCGGCAAGGGTCTTGACCGTGTAGTGCTGGACTCTGCCGAAAAGATTCACACCAAACAGTGGATGGATGACCAGTGCCGCCGCTGCTGGCGCAGGGTATTCCGTCCCACCAAGCGCACTCTGTCCGGTCCTTTTGCCTATGCGAAATACTTCACCGGAATCTCGCTGGGGCGGCTGGATGAGAACGGCGGAACCAAGTCCGGCGGCAACGTGTTCATGGACTACTGTCGGCATTTGAAGTGGGGGCGTCCGCGTCCGGGGGCCAAGGCTGACCCCTTGGCGCTGTGGTTCAGCGAGAACTACATGGTCGTAAACAGTCAGACTCCGACATACGACAACGAGGGTTTCGAGATTCAGTCTTTCAGTCCGGCACCGTTTACTTCGCGCTGGATAAGCGCGGAGAAGCTGATTTTCGAGGTATCCCCGGAACGTCCTGCGGCTTTGAACAGCAAGGCATACTATCCGGCTGTAATGCAGCAGCACTTGAACTACGGGCCGCTGATTCAATTGGCAAGCGGTTCTGCGTTGCGCATTACGGAAGTGTCTGGAATCTTCAAGGTGAAGTGGCGGATGCGCCTGATTTGGAACGGTCATCTGTCAAGGGACTTGCCTGCTCTGGCGGCAACACACTTTACCGTGCAGACTCGCCAGAAGGGACGGCTTTGGGTTGAAGACCGCGATGCTTTCGCAAACGGCATGGTGGAGTCCGTCGATGTCCGCGTAGATGACGTGACGGCCAATTTCGCCTTTTCCGAAAAGCAATTGATTGAGACCCCGTTTGGCGAGATGGACAAGGTTGCGCCGGAGGTGCTGTTGAACCAGACGGAGATTGATGACATCGCTGACCATGTTGCCGAACAGATTATCAAGACCTATGAACAGAACCGCGCAGGCGTGGCGGTTGTCGCAGGCGTTGCTCCCGTGCGAGACAAGGTCTGGACCGGCGGGCTGATTTACAATCTCAGCGTGGTTATCGGCGACGCGGGAAGCCCCACCGGCGTCACGTCGCAATACTTTGTGCAGCCGGAAGTCAGGCCCCTTCAGGCCAAGCGCAGCCTGCTCAAAGGCGTGCAGCCCAAAACGGCACAGGACGAATAACCATGCCCATTCAACCGCTGAATGTCGCCAATCTTGGTTTCATCGCCGTGGACGTGTCCGGAAGCATCGACAAGTCCCAGCGCGGGCACCAGAACATGCAATTTGTGGAAGTGCTTCCGGAGCGCACTTTCGGGGAAGAGGATTGGGAAGTACGCAACCCCGGCGATTTCGAGAACATCTTCTTCTGGAAGCACGTCATCGCAAACGGCGCGGCAACGTCTGTACGCGGCGTGGTGGGCGCGTACTCGTTTGCAATTCCGGCACTGAATAACCGCAACAAGGGCGTGGCGGACTGGCGTCCCCTTGGCACAAGGACCACTCAAGACCTTGACTTTGAGCGGCTTGACGATACCGCTATCCAGCCCACCATGATGTCTTATGGCGGCACGCGCATCCCCGGCAGGGTAGAGACGGCTGTTCTGGCTACTACAGGACACGGTACGCGGGAACTGCTTGGCTTCATGTCAGGCGGTCCTATTGTCGCGCAGCACCGGGGGCCTGACCGTCCGCAATACAGCCGCCACGTTTTCGACATCGACGCAGACGGCAATCTTGACGCCAAGATGCACGCCGGACTCCACGGCCCCTTCTATGTCGCGAACTGGATTGACAGCTACTGCCAAGGTCAAACCGGCACCCCCAACACGGCTGTTGCGGTGTTGCTCAACGCCAGTTCTGCGCCGGATTCGTCCGGCTATTTGGGTGCGCACTACGCTGACGCCGAAGCGGTTCTGTCCAAAGAGCGCGGCGGCCCGTTGTGGCGTGCTACCAAGGACCATACGCACGGCGGCACACGCTCCGGTAAAGATGTCCGCGCAGGGTCAATCCAGATGGATGCGCTGTTTACCCATTCGGATAAATTCGACTTTCCGTGGCAATATGAACTGACGGACTACGTCCCTGCCAGTGACGGTGTATTTCCGTTGAAAGTTCACTTCCGCCCCAACCGCGACTTGTTCCATGATTGGTGCGGCAAGCGTTTGAAAGGGCGTTGGGATTGGGAAGTCTTCAGCCCCATCGGGCAGCTTCCGCCTTGCACGGCATCCAGAACCAAGCGCAAAGACGCCAACGGAAACCCTCGCGAGACGGCTCCGCCTGTTGCTCCCACTTACGCCGTGGGGGCTCACATGGCACCGGGCATCATCTTCCAGTCTCGCGCAGGCGTGTTGGCTGGCGCTCCCAAGCGTCCGCCTAACTATGTAGCGCCCTGAGGTCAAGCGTCACAAGCATCAATTTGTAAATCCGCCAGCCTGTGTTACAATAGGGGCTATGACCAATCCGGTAGTTCCCAGCGGGACCGGCATCCCGCCGCAAAACTACGGAAACCCTGTTCCTGGCAACTTTTACGTCGGCCAGTGGACGTGGTATGGCTCGCCCCATAATAACTGGTACTGGGCGGGCAACGGTCCTGTCGGTTGGATTGGCGGGCCTTACTCGTTTACCCAAGTACCCAAGCCGACAAAAGACCCTTACGGCAATCCGATTCAGCCCCCGGCGACAACGAGCCCCCCGACACCGGCTCCTGTTCCCCCTCCGCCTCCGCCGCCCCCTCCGGCTGCCGGAGTACCGCCTACGGAGACACCGCCCCAGCCTCCGGCTCCCCCCAGCGCATCGGCCCCCCCGGAAGAGGGGTGCGGGCAACCGTTGGCCGTAGCCGTTGGTCCGGTGCAGGACATGCTGGGCGGAAAGAAGCTGGATGAGCAGATGTCGGCTCCCGTGGTCGGGAACTTCCATTGCCTGCCCATCCATTCCCGTGACCGCTGGGTAAACTCCGCGACAAACGCAAACCAGTTCGTTCTTTACGATGACCCCCCTTTCGTGAAGAAGGATGAGTTCGGTCGTTACACGTCGGTACATTCCGGGTATGGCGATGGCGTGGTTGCTTTCAGTCCGCCGCAGCTTTTCGACCATCACTTGTATGGTGACGGCTATCTGCTCGACAGCCTGTGGCCCAAAACGATTTCAGAACCCACGTTGATGCTGATAAACGGCGACCGTGGCACGTCAGCGCACGGTGACCATGCTCGTTCGTATCTGGCGTTTGGTTTGCCGATACCGACAACGAACAAGCCCAAGAGCGGTGTCTACTTTGAGTATGACCCTGCAACGGGCGTGTTGAACATCCAGCACACTGATTCAACCGGTGGAGATACCACGGTTGCCAACGGTGTGACCATCGACGGCTCGCCCATTGGAAGCGGAAGCGTAACGTTCCCGCTTGAAGCCCCTGACAATGCCACGGGCGCGCAGTACGCCTTTGACGCTGGCACCGTCGTAGGCTCTGACCTTGCAGGCATGGGCTTTGACCATGAACGGCAAGAAGGTCCGGCGTTCTACGACATCAACGGCAACAACCAGCTTTACATCACGTCCGCTGGCGTCACCATTCCCGGCAAGCTCACGGTAACTGGGTTGATTGACCCAACGGGCCTTGAACTGACTCCCGTGGCCGCCAACCCCGGCGGCACGGCGGCCAACACGCTCTGGCTGGACTCGGGCGCGGGCAACGCGCTCAAGCACGGCGCAAACCGCGTGATGACCGGCAATAACAACTTGAGCGAGGTGACAAACGCTGCCACGGCGCGCAGCAACATCGGCGCGGGTGTCAGCAATCTGATTATTTCCGGGCTCTATGCCGGGGGCAATCTGCTGAAGGTCAAGGCCACGGACGAGCTTGAGGATGCCGGGTTTTCAGCCGCAAGCGTCTACCGCTCAGGCGGAACGGATGTGGCTATCACTGACGGCGGCACGGGCGCGAGCACGGCGCAAGCGGCCCTCGACAATTTCACGGGCGCACGCCTCAACCTGACGGGCGTATACTCGGGCGCGGGCGGCAACGACGTCGCTATCGGCAACGTGTCCAAGGTCCGCCTTACAAGCGGCTCGACGCTGACAGGCATGGTCCCGGCTGGCGGCGGTTCGGCGGTCAATGGGCAGGTGGTGATTGTCGAGAACGCAACCGGCGGCACCGTGACCATTTCGCATCTGGCTACGTCAAGCGCCGCGAATCAGATTCAGCTGCCGGGCGGCGTGAACATGTCGCTGGACCGCTATGCAACGGCGGTGTTCGTCTACTCCACAACCGATGGCTTCTGGCGCTACATCGGGCAGGGCGTGAGCGACGGCGACAAGGGCGACATCACGGTGTCTGGCTCCGGCGCAACATGGACCATCGACAATGACGCCGTGACCTACGCCAAGATTCAGAACGTGTCCGCCACTGACCGGCTGCTGGGCCGCTCTACGGCTGGCGCTGGCGACATTGAGGAAATCGCCTGCACTGCTGCGGGCCGCGCTATCCTCGATGATGCGGATGCGGCTGCGCAAAGAACCACGCTTGGCGCGGAAGCCCTAACTAGTATTGCGCGTGGCTCCGGCGCTGCGGTGTCAATCGCAAGCACCAGCGTTGTCAACATGGCGAGTGCGACCAACACGCTTGCAGCAGGTGACACGCTTTCGTTTTACCTTGCCGGTTACGTGCTCAATAACAGTGGCGCAACGCGGACATATACGGTTCGCATCACGATTGGTGCCACGACGTTTGACCTTGTGGTGAGTCCGACATATGCAACCAGCGCAAGCAGGGTCGGCTGGCTCAACGTCGTAGCAGACGTGGCCGTGATTTCGTCCAGCAGCATCGGATGCACAATCCAAGTGCGTGCTGGCGCAAGCGCGGCTGTCGGCACCGTGCAAAGCAACGTTCTGGCGCAGGACCGCAACGTCGTGCGCACAAGCACCAACAACGAGACCGGCAGCAAGACCATTGCCATCGGGATTCTGTCCAACGCCAACACGGCCACACAGACGTTCACGTGCACGCGGGCAGAGATTCTCAAGGGCAGCGCAATCTAGGGGGACACTATGCGCGGATACGGATATGGCTATCGAATGGGGCGGAAGCGCAAGAGTCGGGCCGTGGCCGCTCCCGGCACTTGGTCAGAGCAACTGCGGGAAATCGCGACATTCCCAGTCATCTGGTCCTTGGACGATGAGTCCATGCGCACGGTGACCGGCAGCGACGTGGACACGCTCAAAGAGACCGGCGGCGACACCCGCTTTGACATGGCCTATGTCTCCGGTACCAAGCCGACTGTCGGGACCCGCGACGGCATCAGCGTGATTAAGGAGAACGCGGCATCGGTCGTTTTCCGCGCCGGGACCAGCGGAAAAATGAGCAACCTGTGGCCCTCGGGCAAGGGAACGCTTTATGTCGCAGGCTGGTTCAAGTACGTGGCCTTTGGCGCAGTTTTCTTCCGCTCGGGCGACGGCGTCTCATGGGGCTATGAAGTGTCCACGGCCGGCCTGAGCAGCAACGTGCAGCCAAGAGCCTACCTGTGGGACGGCGGGGCCGGGCGCACGGCGCTGTCGCCGGACAATGCTGGAGAAGGCTGGCACCAGATGTGCGTCAAAGTCGACGCGACGAACCTGACGCTCTACGTCGATGGCGTGCAGAAAGCCCAGGTCAGCTCCGGCGGCGGCATCGGCTACCTGGACGGCGTCTTCCGACTGTTTTTTCAGAGCATCGGCCACGAAATCGCGGTGATGGCGTTTTCCGCCGACAACGCCGCGCACAACGACACGCTGCGGGGGCAGGTCGAGGACAAGCTGCGCGAACTGATTGCGGCGCTGCCGTAAGCTCAATTTGCACTGAATCTGTTCCGTGATACAATACTGGCGCAAAGAAAGGATTGAACATGGCTACGCGAGACACGGTTGGAGCCGGATGGGCTACCAGCGGACTCACTCTGGCAGGCACCCACAAGTATTCCGCCGCGTCGAACCTCTTTTCCAGCAGCTTTCAGGCAATCGGGTTTGACCGGAGCAAGTGGCCCACTACTCTTCAGGGCGCGGAGCCCAAAGAGTTCTACTTCAAGTCCAACGTGGTGCTGACCTTCAGCCAGAACTCTGACGGCACAGAAGGCGCTATCACGTTTGCCGCAGATGAGTGGCACGTTCTGCCTTTTGAGCTTGTGACCACTTACGGTTACGTCAAGGCGGCCAACGCTACCAACACCAGCGAGTATTACTTCGTTGCTGGCAAGTAGTCTGAACAGAACACTTTCGGAGAGCGTCGTGTCTGACTCTAACGCCAACAGCTTTTCGTGGCTTGGGCTGCTCAAGGCTTTGGGTGTAGCCACGGCCGTTTACCTTGGCGGCGCAATCGGCAACTTTGTTTCAATGGAGCAAATGCGCAAGGACGATGCCGAGTTCAAGTATGACGTTCGGCAAGAATTGCGCCAAATCACCAAGCGACTCGACCGGCTGGAAGACGCCGAAGGGCGCCGTCGCTAAACCATCGTTGAGAGCAAGTCATGCGAAAGATTCTTCTGTGCGCGCTGATTTCTGTGACCGTGTTCCTGACGGCTTGCGCGACACTGGACAATGTCCTGCTGAAACGCGCCAAGACGCCGGAAGGCAAAGAACTCTTCATCGACAACATCACGCATGAACGCACCTCCAGCCCTGTTGACGCCACGGGGAAGCCAAACGAACCCGCGTTCGAGAGCGTACCGTCTGACGCCGTGGGGTCCGTCGCCACCCTGTTCAATCTGATTCCTGCGCCGTGGAACGGCGTGGCATTCGCGGGCCTGTCGCTCATGGTTTCGGGCTACGCAGCCGTCCGGTTCCGCAACAAAGCCGCGCTGCTCGCTGCTGCCAAGACCGCAGGAATGGCTGTCATTCAGCGTGTGTGGGACGATTACAAGGCCGGAGCCATTGACGCTGACAAGGACGGCGTTGTGACACTGTCCGAAGCTGTGGAGTACCTGAAGGCAAGAGCCATCACGGCACTTTCACCGGACTCTTTGATGAAGATTGTCGAAATTGTGGCCGATGCTCTCTTGACGGAGCCGCAGCGACAAGCTAAACTTGAGGCCATTGCTGTTGCGCTGAAGAAGTAGCGCACAAGCAGGAGCCCCGATGCCTCTGTTGTCGCCAGACGATAAACTGTTTGACCACATCGAGGCTATCGAGAAGCTGCGCGAAGCGTTTTCTCTGCAAAACAAGATGCGAGGATGCTCGCTGTTTGAACTCCGGTTGATGTCCGCACTTCTGTCAGTGTGTGCTGACCTGAAATCCTTGCAGCGAGACCTGGCAGACGGATACACTGTCTCGCCATAGGGAGACGCATGGAACGTAAACGCCTGTTCCTTGACATTGAGACGGCCCCCAACCTAGGCTTGTTCTGGAGAGCTGGGCGAGACTTGACAATCGACTACGGGAACATAGTCAAAGAGCGCGCAATCATCTGTGCATGTTGGAGTTGGTCAGGCCGTTACCCGATACACTCGGAGACGTGGAACAAGTCACAGAACGACAGGCGTGTGGTCGAGGCGCTGGCTAAAGCGGTCAACGATGCCGACGAAGTCGTAACCCATAACGGTAACCGCTTTGACTTGAAGTGGTTGCGTGGGCGTTGCCTGTATTACTCAATCCCGCTTGTGCCCAACATCGTCTCCATTGACACTTGCCAGCTTGCACGGAAGTATTTTGACTTGAACTCCTACCGGCTGGACTACGTCGGTCAGTACCTTGGCGTAGGGCGTAAAATCGAAACCGGCGGCTTTGACTTGTGGAAACAAGTGGTCATGCGCAACGACCGCAAGGCTCTGGACAAGATGGTGCGGTACAACGCCAATGACGTTCGGTTGCTGGAAGACGTCTACAACAAGATGCAGAAGTATTTCCCCAACCGGACTCTGTTCTCCGGCACAGTCAGAGAGTGCCCTGAATGCAAGGGCAAGATGACGGTAAGCAAGCGCAGAGTGTCCGCCGCCGGACGCAAGACCGTCCAGATGTGCTGCGGTGATTGCGGCAAGTTCCACACCATCCCCGAAAGCAAGCTTGTATGAATCCCGTGTTTGATGCTGTTCTGGCAGCATGCCAGATTGCGCTGCTGATGGCACCCCTGTCAATGCTCCGCCCCAAAGTACCCTCACCGCCCAAAAGGGAGTGCATGTGGGTATCGGTGCCCTTGTTCATCATGGCCGGTACGCTGGGCATGGCCGGAGCAGTCTTGGGCGGAGTAATTACCGGATTTTCTGCTTGCATCTGGACATTGCTGGCTGTAAAATCCATGTGGAAGAGCGATGAAACCCCCGACGGAGGTGAATAGCCATGTCAAGCATAACAGACAAGATTTCGGAAGACATCGAAGAGTACGAAGATGGATGCGCTCGCCTTGGTGTAAAGGCTCGTTACACTCAATGCACCAATGGAGCCTTCCCCGACTGCTACAGTAACCATGCAACGTGGGTAAAGCAGCGGCTTGAAAGCAAGTGGCTTCATATTCCAGAGCCCCCCTTGCTTCAAGGAATCCAATTCACTTACTAACCCAAGGAGCCCCCGATGAATCTGACGTTCACCACGACCAATGCCGTTGATGCAAAGTTTCTGTCGCTTCTGGTGGCAGGGCCGCCGAAAGTGGGCAAGACTACGCTCACCAAGACACTGCCGTACACCAGCGAAGACAAGGTGCTTGTGGTCGATGCTGACCGCGGCTCCCTTGCGCTGTCGGACAAGAATTACCGTCTGGTTCGCGGGCCGTTTGACGATGCCCAACGCCTCCAGCTTCTCCTGAAGATTGAGGCCGCTGTCGCTGCCGGACAACTGGAGTGGGTAGTCATCGACGGTCTGGATGAAATCGGCAAGACCATTCTTGAAGCCGAACAAGAGGCAGAGCGCAAGGAAAGCAAGCCCAACAGCTTTGCGCCCTATGACCGACTGGCGAACAAGACCCGCAGCTTCATCCGCCGTCTTCAGGCGATGCCGGTCAATTCCCTGTTCATCACCCACCAGTTCATCGACACCGATAACCCCATCAAGTTCTGGCCCGACTTCCCCGGCATCAAGCTGTATAGGGAAATCCCCGGTCTGTTTGACACCGTGTTTGCCATGTACCAGCGCGACTTGGTGGTGAACGGAAAGCCGTCCAGCGAGCGCGTCATCCAGACTCGCCGCGACACCGGCCCAGACGGCATCTGCGGCAATACGCAGTACCAGACGGGTGTGCGCGACCCCCACAACTGCATCAACGCCTACGAAAAGCCGGATTTGGGCGCAATTATCCGGAAAATGCTTGACGCAAGGACAGCCAAGAAGTAATCTCATCGGAGAGTAACCATCCGCGCCTGACGGTTTTCAGGCAACCCCTGTTTTCCTGTGGAGTTCGCATGAGCGAGTATACTGTCGAGCAGATGTATCAGGCCCCGCTGTACGAAGAGGTTGAGGCGGGCAACCACGTGTTTGAAGTCACCGGAGTAGAGTTCAAGTCGTTCACTTCGGAAGAGGGCGCTGTCGGCAAGAAGATTGTCGTGAAGACCAAGGTCACCGCTGGCAAGTCGAAGGGTCGCTCGATGCGCGCAGAGTTCCTGGTGGACATGACGGCTGCGCCGAACGCCACCGACGAAAAGCGCGCCAAGTCCATTCAGGCCGAAGAGATTGGCCGCAAGAACTGGGAGCGCCTTGTCCATGCTTGCGGTTGGGTTCGCCCCAATCCCAAGACGGGCAAGCTGGAGAAGCGTGACGAAGAGGCTCTCAACAGCGGTCTTGCCAAGCTGATTGACCCGGCCAATGGCTGGACGTTCGAGAGCATCAAGGGCAGCACGTTCTACGGCATCGTCGGCAAGGACAAGAGCGGTGAGCGCATGGAGTTCAAGACGTACAAGCCTGTGAGCGCCGCCAATGTCGGGGACACCGCGCCTGCGAACGCCGCCGAAGTGCGCATCCTGCCGCCCTTCTAGCACACGGATGCCGCTAGTAGGGTAGTGAAACGGACGGGGAGAGTCGAGCCAGTACGGTCGGCTCTTCTTGTTTTAGGTGCAAGTGTCGGCAGAGCAACGTGTTATGTTGCGGTAGCTGGGTCAATTTGCAGCGCGTTCTGAAAAATGGTATAGTGAGTGACGGGGCGAGTATGGGCGAGTATGGGCGAGTATGGGCGCAAATAGCCACTACTTGCCGCTATTGCCACGCGCCGGGCCAGCTTTCGGCCCACTGCGCCGCTCCCCCGCTCTTTGGTGCCGCTGACGCGGCACAGCGGTCGGAGACGGCTGGACGGACGGGGAGAGTCGAACCTGCCGGTGACTCTTCTTGTGCATCGCGTAAGCGGGCACTTGACACGCCCGTTGGGCGTGGTACAATACGACCATGATGAAGGTGACCTTCAAGCACGCTTCCCATCGTCCGGTACTTGCGCCGAACATTCCAGAGGCGCTGAAGATGGCCGAATTGAGCGATGTTCACTGGATGGCCGAGTTGACGGAGAGCGGAGATTTCGACGTCAAGGCACTGACGAAGGGCAAGGAATGGGTAAGCATTGCGCACGCTTGCTTGGTAACTGCACCGGCATAGCAGGAACCGGGCTGGCGCTGCTTGGGGTCAATCTGCTTGTGCTTGGACAGTACGCTGCTGCCTTGTTTGCCGTTGTCGCAGGGGCGTCGATTGCCTATATAGGGCACTGGTTGGTGGTTGCCGCCAGCGCATACGATTCCGATGACACGCAAGGACAAGGACTCTTCGATGAGCGATAACGACAGCCCCAATCCGGCAGACGCGCTGTGGATGATGGTCATGGCGGCGACGGAAGATGTCCCGACGATTCACTTTGACATTCGACCCAAGTCAAAAGCACGGCCAAGGGTGACACGTCGCGGCATTACCTACATGCCCAAGGACTATGTGCTGTATTGCAAGAGGCTCGCCGAGGTGTTCCACGCCGCAGGCGGCGAGACTCTCACCGGAGACGAAACAAGCCCACTGGTCATGGTGATGGAGTTCGGGCTGAAGGTTCCCCAAATGCTGAACAAGACCAAGCTGCGCGCTGTCGAGCGCAAGGCTCTGCTGGGCACCGCAGCCAATTGCTCACGCGCTGACGTTGACAATCTGGAAGGTGCCGTGCTGGATGCGCTGCTGCCCAAGGATGTAGGCGGCGACGGACGTGTGGTGATGACCGTGTCGCGCAAGATATGGTCGGCCTCTTACTACGTCAAGCTGAAGGTGATGACATGTTGAACTGCCAAAGTGATTTCCTGTACGTGGGCGGTGATGCGGAACAAGACGCTTGGCTGGCGGAATTTCCCCAGCAGGCATCGACCGACAAAGACAAAACCGAAGCTGACCCAATTTCGCAGAAAAGTGTATTTTTTCCGTGGACCTAGCCAAAATCTCCTAGCTGGGGGATGTGCGGAATTTTCACACAAAAGTCTATTTTTTCCAGCGAGTCAGCCAGAATCTCCTGTGGGGGCCGGGCACCGCCAAGCTGATACTCCCCCTTACTAACTGGTTAGTTAGTTCCCTGCCATTTGGCAGTTACCGGATGGCGACGGTTGCCCGGTGGTAACCCCATGTTACCACATCGGTACCCGCACGGTAACATCGGCTCTTGGTGCATCGCCCATTATATAGGTAGGAACTAGCGTTCGCCCATTGGCACGTCCTTAGCTAGAGCGGCCTATGTGGCCACAAGGGCGGGTGAGGGTAACGTCAACGGGGCAATCCCACCTCACCTGCCCAACGGCCACCTACGGTACGGGGACCAAACATGCTACCTCCCACAGGCGCACACGTCTGCATCCGATTCACACGGCTGGAGGAATACCTGAGCTCCGCCCTCGTCAAAGCGGCCGCCCTCGACACTATCGCCCCCGGTGAACAGTCGCTTGACGCCCTCGATGCGGCTTGGGATGCTTTCAAAGAGGCCCTTCGCGCCTACGTTGCGCAGCGGAACACTTTCGTGATTTATTACAACACCGTGTTGCGCGCCTCGATTGGAGGTCATGAGGTTGAGTTGCCCCTTATCAAGGGCACGTGGCGCAGGGCTGGCGCCCTCGACAGGCGGCACGTCACCAAATGGGGCCTGAAGGCTGCCCTTGGCCTGCGCATGCGGCGCGGCGAAAGGACCATCAAGTATCTCGCCGTCGTCGCCCGCAAGGCGGCCAATAGCCCGGATTACGTCGCAGCGGTTGAACGCGCTAAGGCGCGCCTGCGCGGGCGGGTTCTAGACCGCGTGAACACGCTATGTAACGAGACGAGTCGTTTCGTTACGTGTGAGGAGCCTGGCTGCAT